CATAGAGGATGCACCTTTATCAACATAAAACTGAGTTGGTTTAGACTCAGTTAATTTTTTTGCTTGATGATTATATTGAGTTCTTGAAATCCTTGTAAGCTGTTGGTCAAACTGTTTGGTTGTATCACCAGAATCAGTTCTAATAAAAGCATCAACAATTTCAATAGCTGCACTATTTGCTGCATAACTAGAAGTACCAGCAGTCAATGCTTGCGTGGCTTGCTCAATGGTCCAAAGGTTTAACCCTCTATTTTGCCATTCTAAAAAGATTAAATCTAAAGCCCTTTTAGCAGTTCTATAATTATAGCCCGATCTCATTTGCATACCGCAAAGATCATATGCTTCTTCCATAATGTCAGACAAATCTAAATTAAATGTTGTCGTTCCACTTGTTGCCATAATTATTTCCTCTTGCTTTTACCAGCTTTAGATAAAGCAATAGCCACAGCCTGCTTCTGAGGTCTGCCTTCATCCATTAATTTAGCGATATTATCGCTTATTACTTTTTTTGATCTTCCTTTCTTTAGTGGCATATTTCTTTTTTGAAGCTGGTGCTTTCTTAGTCATTACACCAAAGTTTGCTCTGGTCATTACCATTTTACTTTATGCGACCAATATCTTGCACTTAGTTTATCAGGTGATGCATCTTGTGCATTATGTCTGGCATAATAAGATTTTTTTCTGGCTTTATCCTTTTTGCTTTTAGGATTTTTACCAGCACCCTTAACTCCTTGTTGTCCAAAACGAATAGTCTTTACTTTGTCGCCTTTCTTGGCAACAACAACATGAGATTTAGTAGGATGATTAGGAGTTCTCTTGGGCTTATTATAACCACTTACTCCTGCTCTTTTTAAACGAGAATCTTTCTTTGCCCTAGACATATTTAAAAAAACTATAAGCCTCTATCGTCAGCTTTTGTTGGTCTAAAAACAGGTTTTTTTCTGACGACTGCTTTTCTAGGTCGTCTTGGTTTACGGTCTACCCCCATCGGGTTTACACCTGATCTAGTATTACGTAAGCTTGGTGGTTTTTTTAAAGAAGGAAGAAGGGTTTCTGCCCCGCCACCTATATTTCCGTGTACATCTAATGCGCCACCATCTCCTTTTTTGGTTACGCCACCACCAAACATACGCTTAACGTAATCTTGATAGTGTTCAACACCACCTTGCATAGAGGTTTTTTTACCTCTACCCATTTTTTTAACTTTGGTTTTTTTACCGCCACGTTTCATGACTTTAGTTTTCATACCGCCACGTTTCATGACTTTTGATTTGTCCATTCCTGCCATAACAATTTCCTCTTAGTAATTAATGAATGAAAGTCTTTTGTATTATAGTTTTTATAATACCCCTTTTTTAAAATACTGTTCGATGCTTTGACCAATGTACCTAATCTTTGAACAAAGATTTGATAATAGTCATCATCAAACAACGGATTAAAATTCACTTGTGTAGCTGCATGATCTATGACTGTATCAGGATGTGAACCCATTACCCACAAGTCTTTCTTAACAGCTTCTTTATTTAATATATCAATCCTTTCTGCTACATCTTCGGCACTTATTTCATCATAATCTGTAGCACAATAAACTACAACATCATAACTGTCGTCAAAATTTTTAATATAGTCAATAAGGTCAGTCCATAAACCGCCCTCGCCAACTATAACTTTTACACGATTTTGTTCCCAAGAGTTCTTAGCAAAAGGACAAGCAGGAAGATCATTAAAATCTTCCATTGGGTTTTCGATAACATTAAGACTCCATTGACGGATTTCTTCCATCAACAGAGTCTCATCAAGCATTATTTTTTCTTTACTGCTTTCTTTTTCTTAGCAACTGTTTTTTTCTTAGCAGGTGCTTTTTTCTTCTTAACAGGTGCTTTGCCCGAAACATACGCTTCATTTATATCTGGCGTACTAGGATCATCAGATTTGTAATGTCCTTTCTTCGTTCTTGCTCGTTTAGTAGAGCCTGATAGCTCAGCAACCTTTCTTTCTGCATCTTCAATATCTGGATCAGGTCCAAAAACGATTTGATAAATACCATCATCGTTTTTTTTCATCACAAAATATTGTGCTGGAAATTCGCCATTCTCTGCAATAATGTAAGAATTAGCCATAATTAATCTCCATATACTTTGACCATTTCAAGAGTAATACTGTATGTATCACCGCTTGTATGACCTTTGGTTGTGAATTGAATATCTCCAGTAACCCCAGAACCTGCGTTATTAGGAATACCACCAAAAGGGGAAAAGTCCAAATGCCCATTGCTACTTTCAGCAAGTTCCATAATGAAAACATCTGCCGTTGCATCAAAAAACATTTGAACTGACATGCCAACAATGGCATGACTAACCCGCATAATTCTTACTGAAGTACACGATTCTCCTTCTCCATTAGGATTGAGAGCAGAAACATCAACTTTAGTAACAGCAGATTCGCCAGTGCCATCGCTAACATTGGTAAACTTCATAACAACATTACGATCACCATCGATAATTTTTTGTGTTGTTACTGTATCAGCCATAGTTATTCTCCTTATGCATCAGCAAATGGAGTAACCAGAGTGCCTGATCCAAGAATAATCCCTTCGACAGCATACTTAGCAGAAGCCATTGCAGTAACTCTTACAATACTGCCAGCTAATCCACCTTTAGTAGAGCCGTTCATGGTAATTACATCATTGCTTGCACCAGAAATAAAAGTTTTTCCTGTTGCATCATCCACACCAGTATAAAGACCACCAACGAATTTATCTGTTCCGTCAGTTAGAATATCCATGTCTGTTGCAGCAGTTTCTACAATAAACATGAAACTTGCACCTAAATTGTTTGTTTGATTGGGATCATCATCCCTTCCCGGTGCTGTAGCAACAATAGAAGGTAAAGTAAATTTACCATCTGCATCATTACAAGTTAATATCTTTCCTGCGTGTGCATCAACAGTAAGTGTAGTGTCAGCAGTCAAGCTAACTACATTAGCGTTACCTGCTGAAATAAAACCAGCGAGTGATCTAACTGGTCCTGAAAAAGTTGTTTTTGCCATAATTTTTCTCCCGAAAAATAAGTCCTATCGTCTTGGCTTGTCTGCTAGGTCAGTCTATAGGACAAATAAACCCTAGATACGAAAAATAGGGGAGCCGAAGCTCCCCTAAATATTTTAGCTTGATCCCGGTGAACCCCAGATACCAAGTGGATCAGATACTCCAAATGAATATCTTTCTCTCGCTTTGTATCTAACATTACCAGTATCAAAGTCTCCATCCATGCTTGTTGTCATAGGACTTCTGACAAAGTGCTTCATGCCATCAGGCACATCAGTGATGATAAAGAAAGCATTGGTATCAGTCAGATAATGATTGACTGAATAGCCTTCTGGAATCACACCATTGCTTCTAACAGCATTAATGTCATTGTCAGCAGTTCCTACTCGGTACTCGCTTTCAAGGAGTCTTGTAGCAACAAACTGAAGATCAGTTGGGACAATCAGCTTCTTAGGTCTGGCTGCAATTTTTAGTCCTCTCTCATCAGTCCATTTGCTGATTTGAATTACTGCATCTTCAAGAGATGTTTCATTCAAGTCTGCGCCTGTGACTGGTCTGTTAGAGTTTTTGCCACCAGAGACAAGAGGGTGTCCATCACCGCCTGATACTCCATCACCACTCGCAGTAAATAGGTTTACCCCATCACCGGATTGAAAGGTGCTTGTGAAGCCGTTATTCAACGGATAAGCTGCTTTCACTTGTTTAGTGTAAGCCATAGCTCTTGCTAGTGCTTTAGTGTATCTAGCTGATAAAGAAACATAAAGATTGTCCTCCATCGCTTCTTCAGTAACACTGAATCCTAAAGCAATAGTTTCGTGTGTATAACGAGCCACAAAAGATTCTTGCGCTGTATCAAAAGATATAGATGCGCCTTCATCTTTTACTGGAGCAGCAGCAAATCCAGACAACTTGAGTTCTTCTTCGAAAGATCGATCAGAGTTCTCAGTCATATAGATTTGTTCATGCTCATTCTCGTAGTTGTTGTACTCTTCCCCAAACAAAGCATTTAAGCCCGGAAGGAGTTGTTTTAGCTCATTAGCTCTTGAAATAGCTGCCATGATTAACCCCCTAGCCTATGCCTGTAGTGTTAAGTAATTGATGCCCAACATTGAACATCACCAGTACGTCTGTGTAAGAATCACCGATAGCACTATCTGGACCATCAACAAAGTCAATGATCTTTAAAGGTAGTGTATTGGTTGTTGCTGCTGTACTACCATCTACTGCGTTCTTACTTGTTCCAATGGAAGTAGAACCAGCAGTTTGCACAACTGCAACATTCTTGCCCAAGTCATCTTGGGAAAGAGATTCATCAGACTGCATTTGCATGACCAAAAATGGATCAGATGCAACATATGCAACAATATCATCCGCAGCAGTTGATGCTGGGAAATATTGATTTGGGGTAAATTGACCTGTAGTTGGATCAGTATAAGCACATCCAAGAAACACACCAATAGGCGTACAAGCCGTAGTACCAGTATCCTTTTGGATAGTGGTATTCGGATTATCGTCTGCCCACTTTACAAAATCGCCATAGAATATGGATGTACCATACGCATTTTTAATTTTGTAATGTGTGATTTTTGCATTGTATGCACAAGATACTAATGAACTAACTGGTCTGGCACCATGAGGTGTCGCTGAACTAGCCATAGTTATCTCCTAGTTAAAATTTAATTTAATTAAGAACTAGGACTCTCTGCCAAATGTTGTTTTAGATTTTCTTTCAAAAACTTGTTTGGTAGCCATCCTAGAATCTTGATCTTTAAAATAAACATTATCAACAGATTCCATTTGAGTTTTAGCCATTCTTCTAAAATGGTCATCTCTAGCTTCCGCTTTATTTCTAGGCATCTTGCATAATAATTGACCGCCAATTTCAATATTGCCTTTATCCGCCCACTCAGACTTATAGTCCATCATGTGTATATGTAACTCAGGATGATCTTCAGCCTTACATGGTATCCATCCTTCTCTAAATTTTTTAGAGACATTAGGATTATCAGCGTTTCCTAACAAACTTGTTCGGATATACCGATAAACCCAATCTGGATGTGGATTTGGGCTAGGTAAATTTGACGGGTTTTCCCAGCTTTCTACATGCTGAGTAACCTCTCGGTCATCGCTCCCTCTGGGAGTACGCACTTGTTGCGAAGGTTGTTCTTCGTTATTTTGCTCGATGGATTTTTCAGTGTCTTTATAATCTTCCACTTACTACTCCTTTAACAGTTCTTTTGCGTATTGCTCAGGTGATACACCAAGTTTTCGTGCTAGGTTCACTTGGCTTTGAGTCAATCGTATATTGCGAGAATTTTTATTTGACCCGCTATTTCTCGTTGCGGGTGCAACCACATTAGATGGTTGCTTCTTTTCTTGTACTGGTTCTGGAATAGATTGCTCTACTTCAACACCAAAGAAACTTGGGTACTCTGCTCTCATTTCTTTATCAACTTCAGCATAATAACCTTGTGGATTCGTTGCAGGATCAACTGGATTATTTGCTCTATTTCTAATCCTTTGATCGACAACCAATGCATAAGAAGTCATTTCTGCATGAGCAGGGTTTGTATTGTTCATAAACCACGAATTTTTGCTGCTCCACTCTTGCATATCTTTATCAAGCTGCATTTGTGGTTGCTGTACTTGGGTTTGTTCTTGCTGTTCGATTTGCTGTATTTGTTGTTGCATTGCAACTTCATACTGACTTGCATCTCTTTCAGCTATTGTTGCCTTTGATAACAATTCTTGTGCTTCAGCCATTGCTTGTGCATCATCGTTTTCATAGGCTTGTTTTAATTTTGCTTGTGCATCACGCTTTGCCCACTCAATATTGTGTTTTTGAGTTTCAGTAAGCGTCTTAGAGCCTTGTTGAATCATTTGCATTAGCTTTTGATTTTCTGCTCTTAAATTCTGTAAAGCAGATACAGCTTCTTCTGTTTGTCTTTCTGCTGCTTCTTTAGCCCTTCTTTCTTCGTGATATTCGTATTTGATTTTATTTATACGATCACCAGCACGTTTGCTGTAATCAGTAATCTCTTTGTCAATTGTCTCATCATCGACAGGTTCTTCTTTTGTCTCGACTCTTGGAGGTCTACGATCTTCTTCTGGCGTATCGTCAATAACCTCAACAGAAACATCATCTTGTGGCTCTGATTTTTTAATTTCAGTTTTTACACCAAAAAATTTATCTTCCATTGTTTGTGGCTTTAACTCACCCTCTTCATTGGGTTGAAACTCTGTTTCTATGGAAGTTTCTACAGTTTGCTCGCTCATGCTCTAACTACTCCTGTTGGGTCCTCGACAACTGCCTCAACAGTGTCATCGTTAATTAAACGAAACTCTTGTCCATACATCTTCATCCGAGTACCTGAGTAAGCCCTAAACACCACCCAATCGCCTACTTCACACCATGCGCCTGTAGGAAAACGATTGAGGTCAGCATAACAATCTGGACCCATCTTTAAAACATATCCACATATGTTAGTGATTTCTTCGTCTTTGATTGTTTGTTCTGCTTTGAGAATACCGCCTTCCGTTTTCTCTTCGGCTCTTGGCATTGCAACTAAAATCTTCCATCCGGCAGGATCAGGAAGTTGGCTTTTAGTTTTTTCGCTAACCTTTGGGTCTTTGACCTGTTTGGGTTTTTTAATTTCAGATTTTTCTTCTGTCATAATTTGCACGACATTGAGGAGTCGAGTTCCTATTCTTCTTTAACGTGAACCTCAATCCAATCAAGAAGCTCACGCTCTGCGAGGGCTAATCCCTCGATGATTCCTGTTATCCTTTTGTATTCTTCAAAATCTTTGCATGAACCTGTTGAGATATGATCTGCATGTTGATTCATATTCTCCCTAATTCTTCTTTGCAAAAATTCAGAAAGAGATAGCTCTTTGACATCATTAATCATTCTTATTGCTATCTTTAGTCATTTCTAAACCAATGTCAAGTCCTTTTCTATAATCTTCTCTTGCTTGCTTATCGCTAGCTTTTTTCTCTTCTAGCAAATCGCTAGCAATCTTTTGTCCAATCTGTATGCCAGCAATTTCTCTTTCAGTAGAAAGTTTTTCTTTTTCAAGCTGTTCTTGTGACATTTGTTTCTGAGCAGCAAGTTGTAATCGAGCTTGATCTCCAATCGCTTTCCTTTGAACTTCAGCTTGTTTAATTGCAAGTTCTTGAAGTCTCGCTTGTATGATTGGGTCTTGTTGTTGCTCCATGATTTGTTGTTGTTGCTGTTCTTGTATTGCTTTCTGCGTAACTCTAGAAGCAGCTTCAGCAACCAAATCAGAAATTCTTTTCTCAACATCAGATGGTAAAGGCTCACCCAATGGTGGCAATTCAATGCCCATTTCTTGCTCAACTTGATTTCTAAACTTCATTGTTAAATGATCGTTTATGTAAGCAGATGCAGCACCCATAATGGCTGGTGCATTTGGAGATTGTTCAAGCAGTGCTTGAATCTCTGGATTATCTTGCGCAGCAGCAACAGTTTGAATGTGTGCATCGTGATCCTGAAACTCAAAGGCTTTAACAGGAATATTGTTAATCAGATTCTGTACTGCTGATACAGGATCAACAGGTTGAACTTCATCATCTTCCGGTACAATGTTATCTACATCCGATATTCCAAGCACTTCCAACATCTGACGATGCAACTCTTTTAAGTTATACATCTCAGGCGCAGTGGTTGCCAACTGCATTGCAGCTTGATACTGCATAATTCTTTGAGCCATTGTTGCAGCATTTGGATCAGATACAGGCAACACATCTACTCTTTCATCAAAGTCAGATGCTTTTATATCTTCTCCTTCTTCTGTCTCATATGGATAAGAAGGATCACCAAAGTCTTTTATGATGCCCAAAAGAATATCAAATTCTCTTTTCATTGAAGCATGAAGCCTTGCTTGCACTGCGCTCATTACCTTCATGTTTCTTTCAAGCAACGCAAGTGTAGTACCCACAGGCGCTTGAGAGTTCATATCCGATACCTTCATATCCGATATGCTTGCAAATCTCCTGCCCTCTTCAACAATGTTTTGGAGGAGTTGATATAGTGTTGGAGAGGGTTCCTTATAAGGAAGGAAAGTAATGTTGTCTCTGATTGCGCCACCCGGAATGTCTACATCTCTAAACTCACCCGGCATGATCGGTGTATCATCCCCTTTAATTCTAAGCCCTCTGGCTTTTAAACCACCCGGAAGATTCGATAATGTACCTGCATCAACGAGTTGTCTTAATAAGCTGGTAGCTGATTTAGCAAGACCACCAATCATATGAATCAATCCAAAGCCATAGAAACCAATTCCGGGAAGGTATTGATAGTGAACAAAATGACTTCTTGATTTCTTCTGAGGATCATCCTCATAGTAATTCCTGCGAATACTTAGAATCGTTGCACTGCCATAATCAAGTGTTACAACATATGGCAATCGTATTCCAGTGTTCTCACCATCGTAAGTATCTTCAAATCCCGGAAGGTCTAGGTTTACTTGCATTTCCAAAAGCGTATGCCTTTGGTCGTAAAAATCTTGTTGGTTCTCTCCAGTCAATTCATTGTATTTTTCCATGATGTCGGTATAAGAACCTGTTGCATCTGGTAATTCAATATCTCTATAAAAACCATTGACTTGCATCTTTCTGATGTCATTGAAAGATTTCCTCATCACATGCGTTGCTCTCTCGCAAGTTTCTAAATCGCTTGCACCATAGTTCACAACAACATCTTCTGATGGAACAAATATCCCACTTGGTCTACCCAAGTTCGGATCATAATAAACTTTTCTAAATGCTGAACCCGCCAGTGGCAAAGAAAACAATAGCTTCTCTGTTTCGGTACGATACTCTGACATCTCATATGTCAGCAAGTAATTCATGTAATCCTGTACTCGATGAGCTTGTTTTGTTTTTTCTTCTGTAATCTTTCCAACAATCTTTGTCTTAACTGGACCAGATGCAGGAAATATTTCAGAAATTGCTTGAGATTGAAACCTGATAACTGCTTCACTGAGCATTGGATGGAATACACCGCAAGCACCATTCCACGGCTGAGTGCGTTCCTCAATCTTCAAACCCAACTGATCCAAGCCTTTTGTATAGGTATCTTCCCACTCTTTGCGAGAATCTTTATCCATATTGAAAGCAGAAACCAATTCAGAACCAATGCGTTCCAAATCTCTTTCATCCATAAAATCAACAAGGTTATCGCCAAACTCAGAAGAAGGCTTTTCTTCTTGTGGGTCGAAATCAATAATCATTCCACCATCATCAGTCTCGATTGCAACTGAATCAGGATTCTCAATAGCTATACTGATTTCCTCTGGCTCTTGTTCGATCAGCCCCTCAACAGGTGTAGCTGGTTGTCTTTCTATTGCCAATATAAACTCCTAGTAATAATCTGCAACACGATTGGGTTCCATTTCTTCTTCATCCTCATCTGAATACAAAGGAACAAAACCGCCCTGTCTAAATCTTAACAGTGCTTGCGTACTGCTATCAACTAAATCGTCATGTTCCGCATTAGGGAAAGCAGCAAATTCTTCAATAACTTCTTCAGCCCATCGGGTCTGAGGCGCCCATACTACGCCAGATGCAAATAAATCAGACACCGCATTCACTCTTGATATTTTGTCGTTACCACGACTCGGTGTATATTCTTGTACGGGGATACCCATTTGCCTCAGTTCAAAGATTAAAGGCATCCCCGCAGCTTTTGCTTCTACAATAAATGCATCGGGTTTATAAAATGAATACTTGTCCATAGCCACTTTCTTTAGCTCTGGAAACTCTAAACGCTCTTTGTGAGCATCCAATAAAATGATTTGGGGAGCGTATCTTCCATCTTCTTCGCTCTCTCGATAGAACACTCCCCAAGTGGTACAAGCAGAATAGTCTGCTCTTTCTGATTTTAAAAATGCGGTATCCCAAGATTGAATTATGAATTCACATTGAGGAGGTTCTTGGTATTCCCATTCTTTCCACCATTCCCGTTTAACAAGCGCACCTTCTTCAGCAGTTGGGTCTTGTTGATACTGAGCCATCCATTTAGAAGAAGGCAATTCTGCTTTCAATGATTCCAATTCCTTTAAACTCCAGAACTGTGACCACAAAGGTTTCCCAGAAGGAAGGATTGCTGGAAGCTCTATGACTTCCCATTGATCTGAACCGCCTCTCTTAACGCTTGCATCAACGACTTTCCCTGTTAAGTCTTTTTGATGCCAACGAGTCATAACGACCACGATTGACCCGTTAGGCTGCAAACGCTGGCGAGGACCAGAGGTGTACCACTCATAAGTACGATTAAATACATTGACATCCGCACTCGCTCCCTCTTGCTCGGAATGAGGATCATCAATGATTAATAAGTCTGCACCTTTACCAGTAACAGCACCGCCAACACCAATCGCAAAATACTCTCCACCTTTGTTGGTATTCCAGCGACCTGCTGCTTTGCTATCGGATTGCAAGCTAACATCTGGAAAGATGCGCTTGAAGTCCTTGCTGTTGACTAAGTTTCTCACCTTACGACCAAACCCTACAGCGAGTTCAGCAGTGTGTGCAGTTTGAATAATCTTTTTATCGGGATATTGTCCTAAGAACCATGCAGGCAATAAGTACGAAGCAAACTCAGACTTCGTATGACGAGGGGGCATGTTAATAATTAAACGCTTTAGCTCACCTCTCGCCACTCTTTCAAAGGCATCCGCCATGATCTCATGATGTTTACCATGAATGAAAGCAGCCCACATCTCTTTTACAAAGGTTAGGTAGTTATCTTTACACGCTTCCCTTTTTTTCGCTGCATCCAATTCCTCCAAAAGCCCCAACAACTCTCTTTTATCATCAAGAGATAAACTTTGAATCTTGGACATTACTTGAGGATTCATCTAATTCTCCATAGAACTATATAGTATCTAGTAAATAAACCCTATATAGAAACTAAAAAAATAAAACTCAACAGTAACTAACCAGTACAGTAAATAAACCCATACAGTAACTATATAGCTATGTAGTAATAGATACAGTAAACTTCAGATTTTACAATAATGCACCCCTTCACAAAAAAAAGCAACAAAAAAATAGGGGGGTGTATGGGACCCAAACCATTATTCTGAAAAAAGGGGGTAGGGGGTCTATAAAAAAGTGCTAGCAAAAAGCAACTACTTTATGAAAACAGGTATATGAATGTGTGAATCACTATGTATGTATGACATGCAGGAGGTAAGCGCGTGTATGGGGGGTGGGGGGTATCAGGAAATCTCGGTATAAATAGGGTGGTAATCGGTTTAGGCTATTTATTCG